ACATACCCTTCAGCGTATGCAAATCTTGCAGCATCTAAATATTGTAAAGATCCGAACTATGCAAAAAAATCAAAAGGCGGTAAACGTAAAGGTAAATAATGGCTGATCCTAAAAAAGGAACTGGTAAAAAGCCTAAAAAAACTGGTCGTAGGCTTTATACGGATGAGAATCCTAAAGATACAGTTTCTATAAAATATGCAACGGAGAAAGATGCTAGAGATACAGTCGCAAAAGTAAAAAAAATTAACAAACCTTTTGCTAGAAAGATACAAATATTAACAGTTTTAGAACAAAGAGCGAAGGTAGCTGGAAAACTAAAACAAGCTCAAATCGCTAAAAAAGGTAAAGAAGCAATTAGAAAAAAGCGCGGTAAGTCTAATGGGTGAACTTAAAAAATGGTTAAAACAAGATTGGGTAAGGATAGGAACCGATGGTGAAATTAAAGGTCCGTGCGGTACTTCAAAAGATAAGAAGAACCCTGACAGATGCCTTCCAAGGTCTAAGGCACGTTCTCTTTCTAAAAAAGATAGAGCTGCGACTGCAAAGAAAAAGAAAAAAGCTGGAGCAAAAGGAAAAACAGTCGTCAAAAACACCAAAAAAGCAGAAGTTAAAAACTTAAAAAATGGGGGTGAAATAAAAACAACTAAGCCAAAAAGACCTTTTAGAGGTAACTCAAAAAAAGGTACAGCAGTGGCTAAAGGTTGCGGGGCGGTCATGCCTGATCGTCGTAAAAGAACTAAGGGTGCCGTTAGACAGTTTTAAAGGAGAACTCACATGGCTATGAAAAAGAAGAAGGGCTACCGTAATGGTGGCAAAGTAAAACCTAAAGGTATGAAGAATGGTGGCAAAGTAAAACCTAAAGGTATGAAGAATGGTGGTAAGGTTAAGCCCAAGGGAATGAAAAATGGTGGTAAGGTTAAGCCCAAGGGAATGAAAAACGGCGGTAAGGTCATGCCAAAAGGTATGAAAAACGGCGGTAAGGTTAAGCCCAAGGGAATGGCTAAAGGTGGCAAAGTCGGTGGGGCGCAAGTTTCAGGATTAGGATTCAAAGGAATCTTCTAACTAGAATGCCTTATCTACAAAGTAACATCCCTTATTTCAAAGCATGGGTTCGTCGTGAATACACTCACAATCATGAACAGTATCACGGCGAATTTTTGCATGCCATGGTTGTTGCTGTAACCACAATTCCAAATCGGTCTCTTAGTTTTCAAGTTATCTTTACTGGTTGTGAAGCAGAAGGTGAAGAAGAAGACACTGTTCATGGTGGTGCAATGTGGGCAAGAATGCCAATTACAGCACTGGTTGCAGACATCCCACTTGAGGAGTGGCCTGAACCTATGGCAACACATGATGCGCAGCCTTGGGACTGCTCTTCACACCATCATGCAGTATATACATTAGACAGAGCTACACCATGTCCTTGGTTAGCCAAAATTAACGGCGAGATGTTTCCCGCTAAATATTTGTTCACTGTAGACTATACCAACAGTGAGATTGCAGATGATCCGGCACAACATAAACAAAGTCATGTGATGCAATTGTTGGATGCAGGAGAGTGGACAGGGAACATAGTAGCGTTACCGAATAATCGAGTGAGGGTGACACATCCTGCTTGGTTTGCAGTAGGTGAAGGTGCACCAGACTTTAGACCTTCACAACATATACACTATTCAAAAAGTGATTTAGACTATACACTAGATGTGAATAGAGTGTTTGATAATCTTTACAATCAGGAGGATAACAATGAAGAAGATTAACCCTGAAACACAACCCGGTTTAGCTGCTTTAAAAAAAGAAAGCCCTGAAACAGTTAAGAAAATGGGCTACATGAAAAAAGGTGGCATGGTTAAAGGTTTTAAAAACGGTGGTGCAGTCATGGTTAAGACAAATCAGAAACCACATATGAGTTAATGATATGACAACATCAGGATCAAGAGACTTCAACCTCGATGTAGCAGAGGTAATTGAAGAAGCATACGAAAGATGCGGATTAGAGGTTCGCACAGGCTATGATGCTAAAACGGCACGTAGGTCTATGAACCTGATGTTTGCTGACTGGGCTAACCGTGGACTTAACTTGTGGACTGTTAAAGAAGCAAACTTTACTGTTACTCAAGGCACATCCTCCTATAGTTTAGCTGCTGATGTAGTTGATTTATTAGATGTTGTCGTAAGGCGAGATAATACAGACTTTGAGGTACAAAGAATAAGTCGTAGTGATTATGCAACACTTCCAAATAAATCAACTCAAGGTAGACCTAGTCAATATTATTTAGACAGGCAGATCACTCCTGTGGTGTATTTGTGGTCTACTCCTGAAAACTCTACCGATCAGGTTCGTTATTATTATATACGAAGGATAGAGGATGCTGACAATCTTGTTAATACTACTGACATGCCTTTTCGTTTTTATCCTTGTATGGTGGCGGGGTTAGCTTACTACATGTCAATGAAACGAGCACCAGATCGTATTCAGATGTTGAAGACTGTGTATGAAGAAGAGTTTCAACGTGCAGCGGACGAGGATCAAGGTCGAACACCTTTGAAGTTGCAGCCTAACTTAAGTTATCTGAGGGTGTAATGGCATACGCTAGTGGTAAACATGCTTATGGTATATCGGATCGGTCAGGTCGCCGTTACCGTCTTCGTGAGATGAGGACGGAATGGACTGGCGCAAAAGTTGGTCCTGATGAGTTTGAACCAAAGCATCCACAGTTGTTTCCACCAAGAGCGTTTCCAGATCCACAAGCACTACGTGATCCTCGTCCAGAGAGTGAGCTAACAGAACAACGATCTATTCAACATGGATACAATCCCGTTGGGTTTCAGGATATACCAGGGGTAACCCCTGCAAATAATTTAGTTGCTCAAGGGGAAGTTGGAGCTGTTACTATAACAATATCCGACACAGGTAACGAGACTGTAAACGCTACAGGATTAGCAGGCACAAGTGCAGTTGGTAGTGTCACTGTCGTGGATGATGCGGCAACTTTTGATAGCACATCAATTACATTAGACTCAACATCACAGACATTTGACGAGGGATAAAAGATGGCAAAACAAACAGTAGGTATTGGCTCATCCGCAAATGACGGATCAGGAGACACTCTTCGTGCAGGTGCGGATAAAATAAATGACAACTTTAATGAGATTTATGCTGCATTAGGTAACAGTTCTAATGTTCTTACTGACATAATTGATTCAAATGGTTTATTTGATGTTAGCTCTGGTGCTAACAAAATTGTTTTTTATTATGCAGCTTTAAGCGATTTACCAAGTGCCTCCACATATCATGGCGCTGTGGCGCATGTGCATGCGACTGGGGGACTGTATTTCGCGCACGGTGGAAATTGGATTAGATTAAACGACGAAGTATCTGGGCCTGTAACGACATATGTAGCAGGGACAAGTGGTTCTTCTGCATATACTTTTACTGGCCCTGGAGCTACTGCGGGTAATAATCCAAACTTTACTTTCTACAAAGGTCACACTTATCTTATAGACAATACAGCAAATGTAAGCAGTCACCCTTTGCAAATTAGAACATCTAATGGTGGATCTGCCTTCACGACAGGTGTCACAGAAAATTATAATTCAACAACAGGATTGACACAGTTTATTGTCCCGCATGAACCAAGTGATACGACCTTAGTATATCAATGCACTAACCATAGTGCTATGGTAGGAAACATAACAATAGTGTGATGACATGAGCTTTACTTACGACCAATTAAAAACAGCTATTCAAGATTATACGGAGAATGATGAGACCTCTTTTGTAACAAATCTTCCATTATTCATACGAATAGCAGAGGAACGAATATTAAAAAATGTACAACTTAGTATGTTTCGTAAAAATGCTACAGCTTCTACAACGGCTAGTAATAAATACTTAGCTTGCCCTGGAGATTTTTTAGCACCGTTTTCTCTTAGCCTTGCAGGTTCAGATGGAGATAAATTCTTTATAGACTTTAAAGATCCTAGTTTTTTACAAACATACACTCCAGATTCTACCACTACAGGATCTCCAAGATATTATGCTGTTTTTGATGTAGATAATTTTATATTGGCACCAACGCCAAACACTACGTTCACCGCAGAGCTTCACTATTTCTATCGCACTGCAAGTTTAACTGCCGGATCTGGTAGTGGA